AGTATGATACTTGGATTCACATGTCTAGCATTATTCTTAGATGGATTACTTCGCATACTTGGTATCATTCCACCATTCGCAGGTCTTGATGTTAATATCATCGATCAGATTGTGGAGAAAGTTGAGACGGACATCTATCCATTAGTTCAGAAGATACCACGAATCTGATAGGGTATAAATAAGTTGAAGGAATGGTGTCAGGATTAATAAGTAATGCCACTAAGCAGACTTGAAAATTTTCTAAAGAATGTTCAGGGTAACGTAATTTACGTAAACCCTGAAGAACTTGATGCAACGGATGATATCAGTAACACTGGTAATTCAAGAACTCGTCCGTTTAGAACGATACAAAGAGCACTTATTGAGTCTGCTCGATTTTCATATCAATTAGGAAAGGATAACGATAAGTTTGATAAAACAACTATTGTAGTATCACCTGGTGTACACTACGTTGACAATAGACCTGGATATCAGATTGATAGTGATGGGAATATAACTGATATAAATGGAGTATCAAAAAGTATAACTGAGTATGGAATAGGAACTAATTTTGATGTTCATAATGTAGATAACGTATTATATCATTACAACTCTATTCATGGTGGTGTAATCTTACCAAGAGGTACATCGATTGTAGGACAGGATATAAGAAAGACTAAGATTAGACCAAAGTATATACCAGATCCTCAGAATGATGCGATACCAAGTTCTGCTATCTTTAGGGTAACAGGTGGTTGTTTCTTCTATGGATTTAGTATCTTTGATGGAGAAGGTTCTGATAGAACATTTAAAGATTTTACTGAGAATGTTTATGCACCTAATTTCTCACACCATAAACTAACTGTATTTGAATATGCAGATGGTAATAACACAGTTGCTGGCAAGGGAAATACAGATCTTGATATGTACTATGCAAAGCTAACGCTTGCATATGGTACTAATAGTGGTAGAGCATTACCTTCTTATCCTACCAATGATGACTTTGAAAAACTAATAGATGAGAATAGAATAGTTGGTGCTATATCACAAATTGGTGATGTAGAACTAGAGGATATTTACTCTGGTATCGATCCATCAGCAACCACTGCAACATCTATTGTTACTGTCAAGACAAAAACCAATCACCGTCTTGCAGTAGGTACACCTATATTAATATTTGGTGTAAACAATGCTGAGTATGATGGTAGTCATATTGTATCACAAGTGGTTAGTGATACTCAGTTTAGCTATACTGTTGCAAATACTCCTACTAGCACGGCAACTCCAAGTCTTAGTGGATTGACCCCTATAGTCACAATAGAGAGTGATACTGTAACATCCTCTTCACCATATGTCTTCAACTGTTCTATTAGATCAGTCTTTGGTATGTGTGGTTTACATTGTGATGGTGACAAAGCAACTGGATTCAAGTCAATGCTTGTTGCCCAGTTTACTGGTATATCTCTTCAGAAAGACGATAACGCTTTCGTAAAGTATAATACAACTTCTGGTGCTTATGAAGATCAGGCAACATTAGGAACAACTACAACATTACATACTGATAGTTTAGCAAGATATAAACCTGACTTTGAGCATTATCACGTAAAGGCATCTAATAATGCTGTAATGCAGTTGGTTTCTGTGTTTGCCATTGGATATGGTCAGCACTTCAAGTCCACTGCTGGTGGTGATATGTCTATCACCAACTCTAACTCCAACTTTGGTGCTAAAGCACTTGAGTCTGATGGATTTAGAAAAGAAGCATTTACTAAGGATGATAAAGGTTTTATCACTAGTATTGTACCACCAAAAAGAATTGTATCGAATGTAGAGGATATAAACTGGCAGTCTATTGATGTAGAATCAACTGTTGGAGTATCCACAGACACTAAATTATTCTTATTTGGACATGCTCAGAAAGATAATTTACCAAACAAAACTGCTAGTGGATTTGTTGTAGGTAATAAAACAAATGAAAAATTATTCTGTACCATAGAGAATGTAACTTACGGTGCAGATGTACTAATGCCAGGTCCAAGCAGTAACACTGATACATGGGCATCTGGTAAGAAGGAAATATTTGTTGGTAGTAATTCTGGTATAAACTCAATTACTAGTAATATATTTACGTTAGAAGATACTCATAAGTTTTTACCAGGCGAAAATGTAAGGGTATTGTCTGAGACTGGAGCTTTACCTGATGGTGTTGAGTATGGTAGAGATTATTATGCTGTAACTTCTGGTTTAAATGCAGATCAAATCAAGATTGCTACTACTTTCAATAATGCTATTGCTGGAAGTAATCTTACTGGTATAAACAACTTAGGTGGCAAATTACGATTTGTATCTACAGTAGAATCTAAAGCACCAGGTGATGTAGGACACCCAGTTCAGTATGAGTCAGGAACTGGTTGGTATATAAATGTTGGAGCAGCAAATACACTAAGATCTGCTATAGTATCTAATCAAAGTAAGATAACTCCAAGAACAGTCAATACATTTGTACAGAGACAGACTGATAACAGAAAAGATTTAGAAAAAATTTATAGAGTTCGCTATGTAGTTCCTGATGATGCAACTGTTGCATCACCACCAACTAACGGATTCTCTATTGCTGAGTCTGGATCATTCCCTGACGATACAAACTATAAAAATGATTCCACAGTTATATCATCTACATCGAATTTAAAAATCGATAGTATTATTGTAGATGCAACTTGGAATTCTGGTTCTAATGCTGGTATTATAACAGCACAGTTCCCTCATAGGTTATCTGTAGGACAGGGTGTTGAGATAAGAAGACTTAGAAGTGTCAATAATGCTGATGGTACTGCAAATTCTGGATATAATGGATTATTTGATGTGTTGGCAATTGATGATGCTAGGACATTTAGAATTGGTATAAACACAAACCCAGGTGGTATTTCTACAATTACTACTAATGTACCTTATACATTACATGATCAGTCTATTGTAGGTTCTGGTAGAACTTTTGCACCATTCTTCAACAAACGTGACTTTGGAACTGCATATCAAATTTATACTAATGAAACAATACAAGAGTATAAGAGAAATATTCAAGATGGTGTTTATGACCTAACAGTCTTATCATATGTTGCACAACCTTCAATATCACCATTCTCTACTACATCTAATTTCTTCCCACAAGATGTAAATGATTTACGACCAAAGATTGATATAGACAATCCTGTTGTTGATCCTCAAGCTGCGATCTCTTATGCTAAGAGAAATGATATTGGTATAGTACAAACTAATGATTCTTCTAATAGTATATCAAGAGAAGGAATTAATTCTTTCGTAGAGAAGAGTAATATTGGTGTTGGTATAACTGGGGCATCCGTATCTGGTTCTGTACTAAGTCTGGATGGTGGAGTAGAACATGGGTTGAATTCTATACTAACAGTTACCGACTTGAACGGTGGTAGTAATTATGTAATATCTACTTCATGGTTCAATGTTGATCTAACTGGTGGAACAGGTAAAGGTGCTACTGCTGATGTTACAGTCAACTCTAGTGGTGTCATATCCAGTCTTGTTATAAACAACCATGGATCAGGGTACACACTCAATGATGTTGTTACTGTAAGAGGAGTTCCTTTTGCTTCTTCTGGATCAGATGCCACTGTTAGAATAGATGCGATCAATAATAATGTTGGTGACATCGTTCAAGTTGTTGGTGTAGGAAGTGATCAGTACAATGGATTGCATAGGATTACTGGAGTTACTGAAGCACAAAGAATAACATACTCAGGAACTGCCGACGATGAAAGCAGTGGTGGTTTCATGTACCATGTTGGTGTAACAACTGGTATAAACAATATAACATACGATGCTGTTAGTGGTATAGCAACAGTTACATTACATTCTGACATTGGTTTGAGGCGTGGTGATCAGATTGTAATCAACGATGCTAATGCAGAATTCAATGGTACTCACTTTATTACAGATAGAATCGGTTATGGTTCTTCGGTAAATGTAAGTATGGGTGCTCTTGGTAGTACTCCTACATTTAGTGGTGCTACTGCATATGCTCATGGCACGGGTATTTCTGCAAGAGGTAATAATCAGACTATTCCAATATATGATGGAGTTACAACACCTTTAACTACAGGTCTTACTACAACTACATCATCCATATCACTTCTAGAGAATAGTTTATTACGTAGAGGAGATTATCTTCAGATTGAAGATGAGATAGTAAGGGTATCAAATAAAGATTGTAATTCTATAATCAGAGGTGTTCTAGGAACTAACGCAACAAATCATGATAAGAATGTTGCTGCTATTAGAATAAAAGTATTACCTGTAGAAAATAGAAGATATTCTGTTCTACGTGCCTCTGGACATACTTTTGAGTATGTTGGTCATGGACCAGGTAACTATTCTACTGCAATGCCTTCATCGCAAGATAGAATACTTACAGATAAGCAACAGTTAGCAGCACAATCTACTCAAACTAGAGGTGGACTTGTAGTCTACACTGGTATGAATGACAAAGGTGAATTCTATGTTGGACGTAGAAAGACTGATGCTGTTACTGGTGAGAGTAGTAGTACTATAGATGAGTTTGATACAGCACCAACTGGATCTTCTCTTCCTAAGTCTCTCCTGCTGAATTCTCTGACTGCTGATGATTTATCTGTCAATGAGAACCTTTATAGTAATAAGAACACAGATGTTGTTGATATAAAACTAAGAGGTAATAGACAGGGAACAAAGGGTGTCTTGTTCTTGGGTATTCAAGGATCAGAACCAACTGTTACTAATCAGCAAGATAATATATTATTCAAGACTACTCACGATGCTGGTGGATATATCGGATGGGTTAGAACTTCAGGTGTTGGAACAAATAGATGGCAGCAATTTGGACCTATTTCGACTGAGAATGGTGTAGAGGCATATGCATTTGAGAAACTTGCAATAGGTCAAGCTGCTGTTGACTCAGGTGAAGTTCTTAGTGTTACTGGTAATGCAAGTATTGCTAGTCTAAAGGTTGATGATCTAAGTCCTAACCGTTTAGTTCTAATTGGAACGGACGGTGAACTACAGGATAGTTCAAGTTTCACATGGTCTGGTTCTACCCTAACCGCACACACATTATCAGTCACCAACAATATAACAGTTGGTGGAGCAAGTTCAATCACAGGTAATGCCTACACTGGAGGTAGTTCTACCTTTGGTGGAGGACTAAACTCTGCAGGTGTTTGTACTGCAACTGCCTTTGTGGGTAATGGTATAATACCTGTTGGTGGTATTATAATGTGGTCTGGTTTAGATGGTGATATACCAGCTAACTGGAACTTGTGTGATGGTACTGCAGGTACACCAAATCTTATTGACAGATTTGTTGTTACTCGTGGTAACGCTTACTCTTCAGGTCAGACAGGTGGTCAAACAGATACTACTTTAGTATCACATGAGCACTCAGTCACTACATTTATTAGTGATACTGGTCACACTCACTCTAGCACAATAGCAGGTGGTAATCACACTCACTCTAATACATTAGGTGGAGGTGATCACAGTCACAGTGTTACCAACGCTGCTCACGAGCACGAATTTGATCATAGTCATACCTACAGTGCATCCGATGGTAACGAAAGTGTTACTACTTCTGGTGGTGCATCAAACGTTGGTAATGATGTACAATCAGGAACTACTTCTGGCATAAGTTCTTCCTTTACTGATGAAACTATTGTAAGTTCTTTTGCTAATACAAATAATGCAGGTGTTACTCTTACCAACGCTGCTGCTGACGCAGGTGTAAGTATTTCAAATGCATCACAAGCAACTGGCATAGGAGTCACAGCATCAACAGATGCTCAAGGTTCAAGTGCAACCAATAAGAATCTTCCACCATTTTATGCCCTTGCCTTTATTATGCGTATCAGTTGATAAATACACTTACGAAGGAGTAAATAGTAGATGGCTTCAGTAAATAGAAAGTTTGCTGTAGAAAAAGGTTTAGAGGTCGGCACTGACGCATTAGTTGTTGATGCTGATAATAACCTAACAGGTGTAGGTAAAACTAACCCTACATATGGACTTGATGTAGCAGCAACTACATCAAATTTTGATGGCATAGTAGCAGCGGCTAATGTTGGTATAGCCAGTACACAACCTCAGAGAAATCTTGATGTTGTTGGTACTGCAAGATTTACTGGTGCGGTTTACGATTTACATAATAGTGCAGGTAGTAATAATGAGGTACTAATAACTGTTGGTACTGGTATATCATGGACAGATGATTTCCAGAATGCAAAAGATGGAGTAGATTCTGTACAATATAAAAAATCTGACGGTAAATTTGGTGGTGCAAATAATTTTGTATTTGATCCTACAAACAAGCGAGTAGGTATTGGTAGCACACTTCCAGAATACTTATTACAAGTAGCACGTAATGGTAGTGATACTTCTAATGGTTTTGTTCAGATAGGTGGTACATTCTTAGACAGTAATGCTCAGATTGGTGTTGCAGCATCTATTCTTTCTGCTGATTCAAATGGTGAACTCGTTTGGGTTAGAAACACTGGTAGTGAAATCAATAACATATTATATGTAAATGAGAGTGGAAATGATACTAATGATGGGTTGACTGAAGGAGCAGCAAAACGAACTATTGAGGGTGCTACAGCAATCGCTGCTGCTGGTAATGTTATAAGGGTTGCGAGTGGTATATACACTGAAAATAATCCTGTAACAGTGCCAGCAAATGTCACGATTGATGGGGATGAACTGAATAATACTCAGGTAGTTCCATCAAATGCAGGGGCAGATTTATTTGAACTCAAGAATGGTTCTATGATACAGAACCTATCATTCATCGGTGCTGCAAGTACTGGTTCAATGGTTTGCTTTGCTCCATCTGGAGTTGGTATTGTAACTCAGTCTCCACTGGTTAGAAATTGTACTAACTATGTTCCTAATAGTATTGGATTGAAGGTAGATGGTAATCATGCAGAGGGCGAGAAATCTATCACTGCTGACTCATACACAATGTACAATCAGGGTGGTATAGGTGTTACGGTTTCAAATGATGGTCATGCACAACTCAATTCAGTTTACAGCATTTGTAACGAGGCTGCTGTTACTTGTATCACAGGTGCAACTGCAGACGTTCACAGTTCTGAAGCATCTTTTGGTACTTACGGTCTTATCGCTTCTGGGGTAGGAACTGTACATCAATCAGGTATTCTTACTGCTACTGTATCAACTGACAACAACATAGTCAATGTTGCTAACCTAACAATTACACCTTACTCTGGACAGGTCTTATACTTAGGTGAGTTGTTCAATGAAGTAACAAGTATTTCTATAACTGCTACTGGATCAGGCTATACTGCGACGAATCCACCAACTGTAACTTTTGGTGATCCGTCTGGGACTAATGGTATAACTGCTGAAGGTAGTGCTGTTATAAGCGGATTTGGTTCTATTACCTCGAT